TCTTTTTGACTAAGTTCTTGAAGCAGAGGTTGCAATCTATCTTCTATCTCTTCATCATTTGCAAATAAGTCCTGTTTTACAGAAACTATATCGTCAGTTATGTCAAAGAATGATCTCTTAGATGACTTCATTATCTTCTTCCTTCATTATTAATCTACATTTATCAGTTTTAAGGACAGCATATAGTCCTTCTCTTTCTCTATTAGCTATGCATTCTAATTTTATTCCATCTAAAGAACCATCAGACTTTCTGAAAGGTTTTATTTGCAATAATTTATTAGCTGTATAGCCAATACGAGCACTTCCTCTTGCTGCTGCAATAGCAGGCACACCATTCTTAGTATTCATAGACTCTTTAGTCATCTCTGATATAGCAAATACAATGATATTATTTCTGATAGCAACATCTTTTAATGATGCCATTATCTCTTCCATCTTACCATTCATATCTTTATTATTGCTTTCCATTAGACCAATATGATCTACAACTACTATCTCTGGCTTCTTAGACATAATATTTATTCTTTTATCTAATTCAAAAGGATAGCATGGTTTGTAATCCATGATAAGCCAATCATCTTTATATTCTGATTTCTTACCAGCTCTTAATTGAGCTTCTACCTCTTCAAAAGTTAGATCTTCTCTTATCTGTCTATGTCTAATATGCATTTGTCTTGCACTCATCTCCATTTCTAAGAAATAAGTAGGCTTCTTAAAGTTTATAATCCAATTATGTACTAACATAGTTTTCATAGATTTAGGAGGAGCTTGTATAACAACAAGTTCGCCTGGGTATATAGGGAAATTAGTATTATATAAACCACCCAAATTCAAAGGCTCTATGCCATTTGCATAAAAGTTTATAGCACTATCTTCCATCTCATCCCAGCCTAACATATTGCTGTTCTTCTTAGCTGCATATAGTCTACAAGTTTCTTTACAAAACTGTTCTCTTATACTATCATTGCAACCATAGTTATTACCATTACCATCATGTCCATCATAAGATGATTTAATAATACTTTCCATCTCATCAACCTCAAAAGGATGCTTAGGTGTACTTACCTGCTTTCTCCAGTCTTCCATTATAAGTCTAACTGTAGTTTCAGGGTATCTCCACCTAAACCAAGAAGCTAATCTTAAAGCTACTGAATGTCTCTTTCCATAACTTGACCATTTAAGCATATCTTGTATGCAAGGATAGTTAATAGGAGAGGCTTCTCTACCAAAGGTTTCTTTCTTAGCTTTAGGTAATGCTTTAGATTTTACAACTACTTTTCTTTTAGGCAATGCATCAAATACTGGCTCTATTTCATCAACAAAACCATAAGGCTGAGGCTTTTTCATCTTATTTGCATAAGAATTAATATCTCTTTCTTCAACCTGTTCTAAGTCCATAG